CCGTATGATCTTGTTGAATCAGGAGATATTATTTAATGGCAATATTTAAGGTTTTAGCTCGAAGAGAAAGCGATGGAGCGGAAGCGGCATTTCTTTATGACAACATTAACTCAACTTTATTTTCTGAAAATGGCGTTGACTTAGTGCCGCAAGACATTACTGGTCACAATCATGGTCAAGCATTCCAGGCGACTAAAGAGAATCCAGCAACAAAAACTAGCCCAAAAGTTCTCAAGATTAGCCTGGGATTGTCTTGTAATTACTCTTGCGAGTATTGCAGCCAGCGCTTTGTTCCTCATGCAGAGTCAACCAATAAGGATGACATCGAGCCATTCTTATCCAGCCTAGATAACTGGGTTAAAGAGCCGCCGGATTCGGTTGAATATTGGGGTGGTGAGCCATTGGTTTATATCAAAACGCTTGTTCCATTAGCGGAAGCAATCCGTGCCAAGTGGCCTGATGTGCCTTTCACAATGATTACAAACGGAGCGCTTCTGAATCCTGAGATTAACGAGTGGCTTGACCGCTTGGGCTTTAACATTGGCATATCGCATGACGCTATGGGTCAATCCGTGCGTGGTGACGATCCGTTTGATGATGAAACAATCCGCGAAGGCATTATTGATCTTTATAGGCGTCTTAAACCAAAAGGCCGTATTAGCTTTAATACGATGATGCACAAAGGAAACCAATCGCGTGCAGAAGTGCAAAAGTGGTGGGTTGAGCGCTTTGGTCAATCTGTCAGTATTGGCGAAGGCGCATTCATTGATCCATACGACCAGGGCGGAGTAGATAGCAGCTTACAAACAGAGTTTGAACAAATTGAGTATCGCAAGATAGCTTTTGAGGATTTGCGTTCCGGTTCGGTTCAAAAATTTCAGGTTGTTAATCAAAAAATGCAAGATTTCTTGGGTTCTTTGCGTTCTAGGCGTAATGCTTATACTTTAGGTCAAAAGTGCGGCATGGATCGCGCTAACAATATTGCCGTTGATCTCAAGGGCAATGTTTTAACATGTCAGAATGTATCGGCAGTATCGAAATCACCTAATGGCGAAAGCCACAAAATTGGGCATGTATCCGATTTTGAAAATATCAAACTAAATACGATTACCCATTGGGCTAAGCGCGAAGAATGCCCTAAATGTCCAGTTTTGCAGCTATGCAAAGGAAGTTGCATGTTCTTACATGGCAACCTATGGGATATAGGTTGCGCTAATTCTTATAGCGACAACATTCCGTTTTTTGCTGGCTCTATTGAATACATAACTGGTTTTAAGCCTTATTACATTGAATCTGATGATCTTGCTGAAGTGCGCAAGGATATTTGGGGTGAAAAGTATTTGCCTAAAAAGCCGAATAAGGTTTTTGAAATTTTGCCAATAATGTAGACAATAGCGACAGACACGAAGGACAATATGACCATTAACCACGCCGAGGCGGAAAGGACATGAGAAGGAAATGCCTGATTTTCAAATACTGTTCAACATCGCCGTTGGCATAGCGGCGTTCTTTGGGGGCTTCATCTTGAATGCAATTTGGCAACGACTAGATCGCTTAGAGAAGACCGATAACAACCTGACTTCCAAGATCAATGATCTGAATGTCGGTGTAGCCACCATGGCAGCGCACCGCCACGAAGACAGCAAGAAGCTGGATGCAATATTTGAAAAGCTAGATCGCATCGACGAGAAGCTAGATCGCAAGGCCGACAAATGATTGCCTGGCTAAAAAAGCTCATTGGCATTAAGCCGCTACCAGCTGCAGTCGCAGAGCCGTATGACGACAGCAAAGAGCGGGCGATTTGCATGAACCAGCCAGTCATCAAGCCCAAGAAGCAAAAAGAAGTGCAGCAAATCCGCGCCCCGCAATACAAGAAACGACCTGGGCGACCTAGAAAGAAACCAATAGCGTAAAGATGAATACATGTCAGACCATTTGCAGCTACTCGCTCAAGCAAGATCATTTAGTGAGGCGGTTGGAGCTGCGCGTGAAGCTGGCAATGAAGTCGGCAAGTCGATTGAGTCCATCCAAAAAGATGGCAGCGATCTAGCCAAGGCAAGAGCAAGAGAAAGGTTACGAGAACAGAGGGAAGCAGAGCTAAAGGCCAACCTGATCGTTATTAAAGCGATCAACGAGTATCAGCGCTTGCGCTATATCTCAGACCAAGAAGCGAATGCGCAGAAGGAGTTTATTAAGAAATACGGCTCAAAAGAGTGGGCTAAGGTGATGGACTTGAAGCGGAAGATCGAGGAGCAAGAGGCCAAGGCAAAGAAACAATTTGACGAAGACCTCTCCAAGATCAGGACGGTGCAGATTATGTGTTTTGTTGTAGCTGGCTGGATTGCGTATTACATCGTATGGGGGAGTAAATAAATGTTGACCTTAATTTCTACAGCGCTGTCGTTCTTGATGGGCGGCTTGCCTAAGCTATTGGACTTCTTCCAAGACAAATCCGACAAATCGCATGAGCTAGAGCTAGCACGCATGCAAACGGAGCGTGAGCTGCAGATGCTAGAGCGTGGCTACGCCGCACAAGCCAGGGTTGAGGAAATCCGCACCGACCAGGTTGCGATGCAAACCCAGGTGCAAGAGCGTGAAGCGCTCTATGCCCATGACATCGCCATCGGTCAAGGTGCAAGCCAATGGGTGATTAACCTACGCGCATCGGTGCGTCCAGTCGTGACCTACCTATTTGTGCTGCTGCTTATCATCGTCGACATCGCGTCAATTTGGTGGGCATGGCAGTCCGGCGCACAGTTTGCCGAGTCGATTCCCCTGATTTTTGACGCCGATGAGATGCAGATTCTTGCGTCGATCATCGCGTTTTGGTTTGGAACACAGGCTTTCTCTAAGAAATGAAAGTAAGCAGCCAAGCCACCGAGATGATTAAGCACCACGAAGGGGTGCGGACGAAGCCATACCAATGCCCAGCATTGTTGTGGACGGTGGGCGTTGGGCATGTGATTGATCCTAAACACGCCAGCGTGCCACTTGCTGAGCGCAAGACGCTACCTATCCCAGCTGGATGGGATCGCGTATTAACCATGAAGGAAGTCGATGAAATTTTGGCGGCGGATTTACAGCGTTTTGAGGCGGGAGTTCTACGACTTTGCCCTGGTGGCCTTAATCCTGGTCGCTTTGATGCACTCGTTTCGTTCTCTTTTAATGTCGGTTTAGGCAACCTACAACGCTCGACAATCCGGATGAAGCACAACCGCGGCGAGTTTGATGAAGCTGCGGATGCTTTTTTGATGTGGACGAAGGCTGGTGGCAAAGAGCTGCCAGGACTTGTGAAACGCCGTAAAGATGAGAGGAATCTGTATTTATCGTGAGCGATCAAGAGCAAAACAAAGCTACTGAGCAAGAAGCGCTAGAACGCAAGATCGCCGCTGCCAAGCGTGCGAAGCGTGCTATCGAAGCTCGCTCTGAGTTTTTGAAGTTCGTGAAGTTCACGATGCCTGATCCGGAAGACCCCGACGACATTGAGCTGTCCATGTTCAAGGACGCCAAGCATCATCGTGCCATCGCTAAGGTGCTAGAGGAAGTCGAGAAGGGACATATTCCACGCTTGATCGTCACCCTTCCACCACGGCACGGCAAGTCGGAGCTGATCTCACGCCGCTTTATCCCGTGGTGCATGGGGCGCGATCCCTATCGCCAGGTAATTTTCAGCACCTATTCGGACACATTTGCCGAAGACTTCGGTGCGGATGTGCGCAACATCGTCTGCATGCCGCAATACCGTCAAATCTTCCCTGGCTTTGCGCTGCGTAAGGGTGGTGCAAGCAAGGCACAGATTCAGGCTGGGGCTGGTGGACGCGCTAGCTTTGTGGGTGTTGGTGGTGCGATCACAGGCCGCGGTGCAGATATATTCGTGATCGACGATATTCTGAAGAACGCCGAAGAAGCCAATAGCCCAGCCACCCGCGAGAAGATTTGGCAATGGTTCACCCAGGTTGCCATGACGCGTCTAATGACCAGCACCGCAAGCGTCATCATCGTGATGACCCGCTGGCACGAAGACGACCTGGTGGGACGGCTGACTGATCCAACCAATCCGCACTTCAACGAAGAGGAAGCTGCAAAGTGGAAGATCATCAACCTACCCGCGATTGCTGGTGATGATGATCCGCTAGGGCGCAAGAAGGGCGAGATATTGTGGCCTGAGCGCTTTGACGAGCAGTTTCTTGACGCCCAGCGCCGCCTCGATGCCCGCGGTTTCTCAGCTCTCTATCAGCAGCGTCCGACGCCTGAAGACGGTGACTTCTTTCAGCGCGACTACATCCAGTTTTACACCAAGGATCAGCTGCCCAAGGACTTGCGTATCTACGCCGCGTCTGACCATGCGGTTGGCACGGACAAAACCCGCAATGACTCAACCGTATTGCTAGTCGCTGGCGTAGACAGCAACGATGACATTTATTTGCTGGATTGCTTTTGGGAACGCGCTGCAGCAGATCGCGTTGTCGCAGCCATGCTTGATCTAATGAAACGCCACAAGCCAGTCATGTGGTGGGCTGAGAAAGGCCATATCAGCAAGTCGATTGCGCCATTCCTACGCAAACGCATGCAAGAAGAGCGCATTTACTGCGCCATTGATGAAGTCACGCCCATCAACAACAAGGTGCAACGCGCCCAATCCATTCAAGGCCGCATGTCCATGAAGAAGGTGTATTTCCCAAAGAATGCAGCCTGGACGATGAATGCGATGGACGAGCTACTGAAGTTTCCAAATGCACGCCACGATGACTTTGTGGATGCCTTGGCATGGCTGGGTATGAAGCTAGGACGGATGGCAGCACCGTCGCTAGGTCAGAAGAAGCGTAGCGATCTGCCGCAAATTGGCACTCTTGCCTGGGTGAAGTGGGATTCCAACTACCGAGCAAGACAAGAGCGCGAAGTTAAACTATCAGGGGGTTTTTAATTTATGGACAAGATGGAAATAACAACGATTGTGAAGACTGGCGGCGATCAGCCTGACGAGCCTTCCCGCCGTCGCTTAGAGCTAGTCAAGGGATTGACCAAGCGCATCAAGGACGCCGAGAAGTTTCACGAAAAGGCATTCCAGCGGATGACCTACAACATGGAGCTTGCCGCTAAGGGCAAGTCCGAGGATTGGGGCGATGACAAGTATTACGCCAACATCATCCAGCGCCATGTGCAGCAGCGCACCGCGGCTTTGTATGCCAAGAATCCCAAAGCTGCCGCCAAACGCCGCAAGCGCCTGGAATACAAAATGTGGGATGGCGACGCCGAGAAGCTGAAGATGGCGATGCAAACCGTAGCCGACGCCCAAATGAACGGTATCCAGCCACCGATGGCTAGCGTCATGCTGGTAGAAGACTACCGCACAGCTCAGGATCGCCAAGACAAGTATGACCGTATCTCTAAGACCCTAGAGCTGCTGTTTGAATATTACATTTCGGAAGCAGAGCCTAGCTTTAAGGGGCAAATGAAAGCATTGGTGCGCCGCGTCATTACGACTGGTGTTGGCTATGTGAAGCTGGCATTCCAGCGCGATATGGAGCGCATGCCTGAGATTGCAGCCAAGATCGCTGACATCACGGCACGCCTTGACCACCTACGCCGTATCGCTGAAGAGATGGCAGAAGGTGAGATTCGCAAGGACGATCCGGAAACCGAAGAGCTAATGCTGTCCTTGAAGGCGCTCATGTCTGAACCCATGATGATTGTCCGTGAAGGGCTGGTATTTGATTTCCCTGAGTGCGACGCCATCATCGTTGACCCGATGTGTAGGCAGCTGCGTGGCTTTGTCGGCGCTCGCTGGCTAGCTCATAAGCTATTTTTGACGCCCGACGAAGTGAAGGAAATCTACGGCAAAGACCTAAAGGATATTGGCTATACGGTGTATGACCAAAAAGGTCGATCCACCGATACCAAGACCGCCAGGAATGCTGCCCGCAAGGCGCTAGCTGACCCTGAGTCGCAGAACAATCCGCTGGCATGCGTGTTTGAGCTGTATGACAAGCCGTCCGGACTGAAGTATGTGATCGTCGACGGCGGCAAGGACTTCCTGGAAGAGCCAGCTTCTCCAGCGGTGCAGCTGCAGAGCTTTTGGCCTATCTACAGCCTGGTGTTTAACGAGGTTGAGCATAAGACCCAGCTTTACCCACCGTCCGATGTGGAGCTGCTAGAGCCAATGCAGCTGGAATACAACCGCAGCCGCCAAGGTTTGCGGGAGCATCGCCGCGCCAACCGTCCAAAATATGTCGTGCCAGCTGGCACTCTTGAAGAAGAGGATCGCGCCAAGCTGCAAGCACACCCAGCTAATGCGGTGATTGAGCTGCAAGCCCTGGCAACCGGACAGCGCGTCGACGATGTATTGCAGCCGGTCAAGATGATTGGGGTAGACCCTAACCTATATGAAGTAAAAAGTATCTTCGATGATGTGCAGCTGGTGGTTGGCGCTCAAGAAGCGACCTTTGGCGGCACAGCTGGCGCTACGGCTACCGAAACTTCGATTGCCGAATCCGCCAGGACTTCTGCTTTGGGCGCTCAGATTGATGAGCTAGACAGCTTTATGTCGGATGTCGCCCGCAATGCTGGCGCTGTCCTACTAGCCGAAATGTCGGCAGACCAGGTGAAGAAGATTGCTGGTGAAGGCGCTGTATGGCCTGAGCTATCCGCCCAGGACATTCAGGAAGAGATTTACCTGGAGATTGAGGCTGGATCGACTGGCAAGCCCAATAAGGCTGCTGAGATGCGGAACATGGAGCGAATCCTTCCATATCTCATCCAAATGCCTGGCATCAAGCCGGAATGGCTAGCCAAGGAAGTATTGAAGCGCATGGACGACAAACTGGATGTAGGCGAGGCGATTGCCGAAGGCTTGCAGTCCATTGTTGCCATGAACGCCGCCAAGGGTGCAGCACCCATGGAAGGCGGTGCAGACCAGCCCATGATGCAAGGAGCGCAAGGCGCAAACAACGCCCAGCCCAACCTACGCATGGTTAGTGGCGGGACTGCACAAACTGGTGGAATTTAATGGCGCATATTGTTGATTTTGTAGACAGACAGCTTTACACTTATCAACAATACCGCCATTGTGGTGGTAAGTGAACCTAAAGGGGACGCAATGAGCGAAAACTCAGAGTTGCTGGACTCGTCCGCCAGCGCAGATTTTGTAGCAGATCAGGACGCAAACCAAAGCCAGGATCAATCGGCAGAGGCAGATGCGGCGCAGTCGTCCGGCGCGAAAGACGGTGAGCCTGAGAAGGACTTGTTATCGGTTGTGCGCGATGCGCTGCAGCCTGAAGACAAAGCCACCCAGGCTGATACGGATTCGTCTTCCGTAGAGGGAGTGGATGGGCAAGATGCAGAGGATGAGGAAGATGACACTTCAGCGTCTAACAAGACCGACGATGAAGAAGATCATTCTGACCTACCTTTCCATAAACATCCGCGCTTCCGACAGCTGATCCGTGAGCGAAACGAGCTAAAAACTCGCGCTAACGAGTTTGACCAAATCAATGCGTTTATGAATCGTTTTTCGATTCAACCGGATGAAACCGCAAACGCATTCAAGATTATGGCCTTGGCTAAGACTGACCCAGCCAAAGCCCTGGAAGAACTCAAAGCAGTCGCGCATGTCCTGGCTGTGCAAGCTGGCGAAGTATTGCCTGACGACTTGAATCAAAAGGTCGAACAGGGATACCTAGACCGCGACGCTGCATTGGAACTCTCGCGTGCGAAAGCGCGTGCTGAATCCGAAGCAGCTCGTAGACAACAGCTGGAAACGCGGTATGAGCAAGAGCAGCAAAGCCGTGTCGTTGACACAATGGCTGACGCTGTAACGGCTTGGGAAGATCAAATCCGACGCAACGATCCCGACTACAACCTGAAAGCTGACATGGTTGATGACAGGGTGAGGGCGTTAGTAGCTGAACGCGGCAGACCTAGGAACACCGATGAGGCACTTGCGCTTGCGCAAGAAGCTTATGAAACGGTATCCAACAGACTGCGTGTGGTTCGTCCGGCTAAAACTCCAATGCGCTCTGCCATCGGTGGAAAAGTGAGTGGATCGCCCACTCCTGAGCCGAAGAATGTATTGGATGTTATCCAGCAATCAATGGCTAGGAAAGCGTGAAGCTCTTTTGAATCGTTCTGATTAAAAGGAGTTTTTATTATGGCATTCTCAGCCGGTGAATTAGCAAATATTGCTAACGCAGTCCTTGACTACTACATTGATCGTGGTCAAGTTTATGCAAACAGCTTGCAAGACAAACCTACTTTGCAAGCAATGGACGCTGCCGCCAAGGAGTTTCCAGGCGGTAAAGGTGATGTATCGGTAGCAGTCAAGGGTCAATACACAACTACGGTTGCTGGTTACACCCATAACGACACCGTTACCTATGCAAACCCAGCAAACATCAAGCGCGCAAACTTCTCTTGGAAAGAGCATCACGCTGGTATCAGCGTAACTCTGACCGAATTGAAGCGTGCCGGTATCGTGGTGGCTGACACCATGAACAGCGCATCGACTTCCAATGTTTCCGAGCAAGAGCAAATCGAACTCGCAAACCTTTTGGAAGACAAGCTTGATGACATGATGGAAGGCTACAGCCGCGGCTTCAACAACTTCTTGTGGGGCGACGGCACGGTAGACGCTAAGGCGCTTGCCGGTATCCGTTCAATCATCAAGGACAATCCTACCGTTGGTTCTGTTGGTGGTATTGACCAATCTCTAGCTGCAAACAGCTGGTGGAGAAACCGCGCTAGCCTAGCTATCGCTACTACCGCTGCCGGTGAAGAACTCACCGAGTTTTTGCACACCGAGATGCGTCAGCTCCGTCGCTACGGTGGTCGTCCTAACCTAGCCGTTGCTGGTTCGGCTTTCTTGGATCGCTTGTCCAAGGAAATCCGCTCCAAGGGTAACTACACGCAGACTGGCTTTGCTCGTCGCGGTGCTACCGACTTCGGCATGGCAGAAATTTCCTACAACGGTTTGGTATTCCAATACGATCCAACTTTGGACGATCTTGGCACTACCGCTGTTGCTGGTAAGGACTTCCGTAAGCGTTGCTACATCATTGATACCAGCAAGATCAACTTGATGTATATGCGCGGCGAGAAGATGAAGCGTCACTCCCCAGCACGCCCAGCAGATCAGTATGTGATGTATCGCGCAATCACTACTACTGCCGTGATGGGTGCGACACAACTCAACTGCCACGGTGTATACGAAATCGCCTAAAGCGAAAGTCCTGGGGGTTCGCCCCCAGGGCTGTTTCGTGGATTGCCGCGGCACTAACTTAGGAGAAGTAAATGCAAGTATGTGAATGCCTAGTAATGATTGGCGGCGATCAACGAAACAGCGTGCAGAAGGAAGCAGTAACACCAGCTGAGATTGTTCTACTACAGCGGACTCACGGCATCGACGCGGTGCGTGATATTTGCGTAGT